TAAGATTAAGTCACGTATTCAGAAGCCAGAAGAAAAGGGCGCTGTTGATTGGAGCAAGTTCGTAAAGGACGAAGCTCCCAAGACGTTATCCAACAGCTTTACCTCGAAGTCACCCAAGGCACCTGAAAACATGACAATGGATGAGCGTGTTGCACTCGCAGAAGAAATGATGCGCAAAGGCATGTTCTCAGAAAGTTAAATCATTAGTCCCCAAGGCAGTTAGTTGATGGGGCAAAACAGCGGGAAACCGTTAACCATCAACTAATTGTCCTTGGAGGACTTACATGACAGCTACAGTTGCCAATCTTGGCGCACTCTTAAAGACCCTTTACCCTTCTGGTTTGCCTAACGACGTCACCTACCATGACTACCCGTTGCTTGCACTCATGCCTCGCGACGAAGGTTTCTACGGCGATTACATGAAGTGCCCTCTGAAGTACGGCAACAACTCTGGTCGTTCTGCTACCTTCAGCACTGCACAAGCTAACTCCGATTACACTAAGAACGTTGCCTTCTTGCTCTCTCGTGTAAGCGATTACGCGATTGCCCAAATTAGCAACGAAGCCATGGAAGCTGCTGAGAAAGATGCCGGCGCATTCGTCCGCACTCTTCAGCACGAAATCGAAGGCGCTCACAAAGCCGCCATCACTTCCGAAGCAATCGCACTTGCAGAAGACGGTACAGGATGTATCGCTCAGCTCGCTTCCTCTACCACACTTGCTTCTACAAGCCTTCCCTTGCGCGACGTTGAAGAAATTGTTCGCTTCGAAGTTGGCCAGGTAATTCAATTGGTATCGGCTCGCGGCTCTGCTGCTCGTTCAGGCTCTTTGACCATCGTAGCGGTTAACCGTAACACTGGTGTTTTGACCACTAACGTAAACATCAGCACTGGCGTTGCTGCTGCCACTGTAAGCGACTTTATTGCCATCCAGGGCGACGTTAACCTGAAGATGTCAGGCTTCCCAGCTTGGATTGTTGATCCTAGCTCATCTTTGACCAGCTCTCCTTTCTTCGGTGTTGACCGCACTGTTGACCCTGTTCGTCTGGCCGGTGTTAGCGATGACTTCAGCAACCTGCCCATCGAAGAAGCTTTGGTCAAGGCCATGAAACGCGTTCACCGTGAAGGCTCTCGCGCTGATTACGCTTTCTTGAACTTTGAAAAGTTCGCTGAGCTTGAAAATAGCTTGGGCTCAAAGGTTCAATACGTTGACGTTATGGCGAAAGACGTAGGCGTCGGTTTCCGCGGTATCAAAGTGAACAGCGGCAAACTGCCCGTTACTGTTCTCGCTGATATGACTCTTCCTTCTGATCGTCTCTGGGTTGTTCAAATGGACACTTGGAAGCTCGCTTCTTTGAAGAAGTCTATCCGCATCCTCGACCAAGACGGCAACCGCATGCTCCGCGTTTCTAACGCAGACGTTAACGAAATCCGTATTGGTGGTTACAAGCAAATTGGATGCACAGCGCCAGGATATAACGGTAATTTTTCTATCTAATCAAGTACTTAGCTAGTGTTGCATTAAAACTGGGGGCTCGGTATAATAGACAGAACAAGGAGAAATCTATGTTCACTATTTATCGGGCCCTTAATAAGAAAACCGGAAAGAGCTACATCGGGCAGACCAAGCGCCACCTGTTAGATCGAATCGATAGTCATTATTCGAACAGCGCACTCACTAAGTTTGCAAATGCGCTAAGAGAAAGCGAAGTGGTTGATTGGGAATGGTCGGCTATTGATACGGCCGAAACGATCGAAGAAGCTCAAGAGAAAGAAGGAAAGTACGTTTCGGACTATCGTGCGATGACTGACGGCTACAATTCACCAAATGGAGTTGTAACGTACAATAGAGAATCAAGACACAAGATGGCCGCCATGAAGAAAGAAAAAAGACCATGGAATGCAGGACTAACTAACTGCTACTCGGAAGAAACAAGAAGAAAAATGGCTTACGCCAAACTGGGCTCTAAGGTTGTCCAAGACGAAGAGTGGAAGAAAAACAAGAGAGAGGCACTTCAGAAATCAGTAGGCCGCGCAGTTATCTGCAACCACACTGGTAAAGAATTTCCCTCTGTAGGTGAAGCAGCAAGACAGCTCGGAGTAGCCCACTCTACAGCGAAAAGAATATTGTCAGGCAAGATAAAGAACGGAACAATTAGCATACGATACAAAAACTGACTCAGCAGAATCTGAGATAGGGGTACAACCCTAAAACAAAGGACTTTCTCATGGCTTCTCGTTACCTCAATCAATTCCAGTACACTCTTGAAAAAGACACCGTTACTTTGTTTGGCACGGCCAATATCGGCGCATCTGGCGCAGTAAGCGGTCTTCTTGGCGGCGGCATTGCTTCAATTACTAAGCAAGCTACAGCTGGCCAGTACGTCATTACCCTTGAAGACAGTTGGTCACACTTCTTTGCCCTTGAAGCTCAGATCGTTGACGACGCTGTCAGTGCAATCGCTCGCGTCCAAGTCCTTCAGGATCCGGCTACCATTCAGGCTACTGTCGCCGCTAAAACAATCAAGATTCAGTGTCTTGATTATGCCGGCGTTGCAGCTAACCCTATCTCTGGCGCTCAATTGTCCTTTAAAATTGTCTTGCGCAAGTCTTCAGTTGGTCCATTCGACACTTAATAGGAGCTTTCATGCTTGGTTTAATGGGTGACAAGAAGAAAATGATTTCAACCATCCTTATGGGTTCTGCTCATAAGGGCGAGTCGAAAGAAGTTGAAGGCGTGGAAGAGGACTACCTGCCTGCCCTGAAGGCAATTGCAGCGGACATGATTGCCGCTCATGAGTCAAAGGATGCAGCTAAACTCGCTATGGCAATGAAGGAATTCATCGCTGTATGTGAGGAGGAACCACACGTTGAGGGCGAACACGAGGAGGCCTAAGTGGCAAACCCTACGCTCGCACAAATTAGAGAACAAGCCCGGCACAGAGCGAATATGGAAAACTCCCAGTTCGTCTCTGATGCCGAGTTTAATACCTACATCAACTTTGCGATCAGCGACCTAAGAGACAAGCTAATCTCTAAGGTAGGAAACGACTATTTTGCCGTATCCCAGAGCTACACCCTGTCGAGCGGAACGGATGAGTACGCTTTACCGTCGGACTTCTACAAACTTTTGTGGGTTGAGGTCCAAGCGAACAACACTCTTTACTACAAGATCCGTCGCTTCGAGGTGATGGAGAAGAATTATGGAGCAATCCCTATTTCTTCTTATTTGCCCGATATCCGCTATCGTCTTAGGGCAGGGAATCTTTTGTTCTCTCCCATTAATCAACTTTCTGCGCGCAACGTTCGTATGTGGTACGTCAAAATTCCTACAAAACTAGTGGCAGACAGTGACGAGCTTGATTGTGCCTACAATGGTTGGGATGAGTTTGTTGCCCTTGGAGCTGCCAGGAAGGCACTCGTTAAAGAAGAGTCAGACGTGTCCGACGTTGACGCGGAGCTTATGTACCTGAACCAGCGCATCGAGCAAATGGCAGACAACAGAGACCAGGCCGAGCCACAACGAGTTTACGATAACACTATCAATGACTCATGGTGGTTTGGATCATGGCGTTAAGCGCACTAAAAAGAATCACGACTGGGAACGTAGGCACTGACAAGTTTCAAAACAACGTCAGAAATCTATTGAATGAGCTTAATGCTCCGTTCATGAATGGAATTCTTGTTAAAGACGTTGATCTGACAACAGCAGTCAAAGAGATATCGCACAAGCTTGGGCGCACTCCCACGGGTTATCTGATTCTTAAGCGCAGTAGTGGTGAAGTTGTTTTTGATGGTGGAGAATACACCGACAAGATCATTCCTCTCACATCGACCGGCTCAGTAACCGTCGATATCTGGGTGTTTTAATGCCATTACAAAAGCAAAGTCTCAGCTTACTTCTGAACGCTGGCATCGACACAAAGACGGATAAGCGCCTGACAGACGCTAATGCGTTCTTAGAGCAGCAGAACGTCCGATTTGATACCGTTGGCGCAGTCAAGAAGGCTAACGGCTATAACCAGATTATGGACGGAATGGCGCTTGGTTTCTCAAAGAGGCTGATCAGCGACAACCAGCAGCTATTCTCCCTCTCTGCTCCAGGGATTAATAAATCCAAGGCGTACCTTGATAGCTGGGCGGGGATGGAGGCCAATTCATCCAGCGCTCTGGCCCCTGTGAATGGTTGCCAGATTAATGCGCTGGAGTATTTTGGAGGAAACTCCTACTCTGGTGGCGGTTGGGTTGATTACTACGAGGGTAAATACCTTGTGACATGCAACCAAGAGTTTCCTTCTGGAAGAATCACATCTTATCCAAGTCTGTACTCATACGACGGAAGCAACTATAGGTCATCTGTCACAAACTTCACCACGTCCACAACTTCGGATGTTGTCCAATATGCCAAGGGCGCTTGGATTAAATCTAGCGGTACCAAGTACGCAATATTTACGGCATATGGATACATTGGCGGGGCCAACAAACTTCTTATTCTAGTGATGGACGAAACATTAACCACGACTGTCCTAGAAACATCAATTGCGCTTGGAGCAACGTCATCAGACGTGGCACTGGATGTTTATCCAGACAGAACTAAGGTTGTGGTCGCCGTCAGGATCTCTGCAACATTAATAAGAATTGCGGAAATAAATCATACAGGCGTTTTGGTCAGCGCGCTTGTCACTCCATCTTCAAGCATCTCTGCTATTGGAGACATTCACACGACAGGGACACTTCACTACGTTGCTGGATACAAAACATCAGACCGCTACCCAATTGTCATTGCTGTTAACAACTCGGCACTGACCACTGCATGGACGCAAATTGGAACTAGCGTAAACATGAACTTTGGGACAATTGCCAGCGCACGAAACCTGGCACTTTTTGAATCAGCTTCCGGCGGCGTAAACGTTATCATGTCCGGATTTGATACTGCTGCCACATACATCACATGTGCCTGCTACAGGGTGAAGCAAGCGTCTATCACTTGGATTGGTGTAGACTACAATGCCGTTAACCGCGGGCGCGGATATGATGATGGGACAAATCTTTTTATTCCTATGGCATCATGGCAGCCAACTTACTCTGGGGGTCTTGGTACTTTTGATTTGGGGGGAGTGTCTACTCAGCTATTTCAGACCATCGGCATTGCTCAAATGGTCCAAGCTGACTTGGTCACTAGGTACATTTCAACCGCGTTATTCGACAGGCATATTGAATCCCAGACGATTATTTCAAATCTTACTGAAACCGAGACTGGCAAGTTTGTTTTTTGTGCAACGGAGCCACTTAGAACAAATGGACTCTTATTTAGCTCCCAAGCACAATTTGACTCAAGGGTTACGCTGCTAGAGATTGACCTACTCAACTCAAATTCTCAATATGGCAAGGCGTGCAACCTGGGCGACTCGCTTGTTACGTATGACGGTCTTCCAAGCTACCTGGATGGTAAAACCCAAGAAGCGGTTAGCTTTAGCTATAGGCCATACGTGCGCACCAATGGGTTCACTACTGGTGGATCACTTGCGGCCGGAGCATACATAGTGCAATGCTGCTTTGAGCGATCTGATTCGCAGGGAAACATCATTCGATCATCCGTATCAAACCAGAGCCTAGAGAATACAACTGGCGCAACAGGAAGGATTTCTTTTGACGTCCCAGTTGGGTACTGGGTTGGCGATGCCACTCTTTGCGTATATGTAACAGAGAGAAATGGGTCAACCTTTTACCTGTACGGGAAAATAAGCGTTCCAGTGGGTGCCAAAACTGTAGCAGGGTCAATTACATCAGTGACTGGTATTGCTGCTGGCCCACAGATTTACACCTCTGGAGGATTGCTAGAGGACACCGCATGCCCCCCTTCAACTCACGCCTTTATTCATAACAACAGGGCCTGGGTTGTGGCAGCCGATGAGCGTGACAAGCTTTACTACTCAAAACAATTCTCGCAAGGAAGCCTTCCAGAGTTTTCTCAGTTTTTATTTGCTCAGTCAGCGTGCTCTACCCCTAACCTAAGAGACAACATCGTTGCCGGTGGATCAGTTGGGGATAAAATCATTATTTTCAGAGAGCGCTCAATCTATTGGATGAGCGGTGATGGTGCAAATGCTGCTGGCACAAACTCAACGCTAACCATCCCGGAAGTTCTCTCTCAAGACATTGGATGTGTAAGCGCCAAGTCCGTTATCCTTACCCCGGCCGGATTGTTTTTTAAGTCTGCCAAGGGGATCTATTGCATCAATGGTGGGCTTGAGCTGAGCTACATCGGATCACCCGTTGAAGCGTACAACGATGAGACAATCGTAGAATCAACTCTTGTTCCCAATAAAAATCTAGTAATTATGGCAACGTCTGACCACTTGCTGATTTACGACTATTTTGTTCAAAAATGGTCGGTGGATACAATTGCAAACGTAATCTCTGCCTGCACATTTGAGGGTGAGCTTGTTGTTTTGCAGCAAGACGGGACAATCCTAAAAGGTAACACGGGCTATCTTTACGATGCAGAACAAATTCCAATGAAGGTTGTTACTGGATGGATCAAGCTGTCTGGCCTCCAGGACTATCATCGGATCTGGCGCATTATGCTTCTTGGGGAATACTTGTCAGAGCACAACCTAAACATCAAGGTGTATTATGACTATGACGACAGTTATTTTGACAACTTTGACATTGTTCCTGATCCGGCTCTTGGCGCTTATCAATTCTCTTGCCACCTTATCAAGCAAAAGTGTCAAGCCATCAAGATAGTGATTACCGAAGACGGAGTAGGCGCAAGTGCCCTATGGACGGGTCTGACCTTTGAGTGCGGAACGAAGAAGGGTATCGCAAACATCAATACAGCAAAGCAATACTAATGGACATGTGGGCAGAATACCTGATAGAGCGCGAAGGAAAATCTTGTATCTGGAACGAGCATGGATTTGCTGTTTACAAGATTGAGGGAGACAACTGCTATATTTCTGAAATTTACATTAAGCCGGAGAGTAGGCGTGCAAAACATGCATTCTTCTTTGGCGAATCAGTCTCAAATCTGGCCAAAGGGATGGGGTGCAAAACCATTACTGGATCAGTTGTGCCAAGTTTACCAGGGGCCACTGAGTCACTAGCGGGACAAATTGCCTTTGGCTTTAAGGTCGAGTCGTCTCATAATGATTTTATTATTTTAAGGAAGGTGCTGTAATGGGCGGTAAAAACAAGGGTTTCTTCAACCAAGTAACCGGTGGTGCATTTACAGGCGCAAAAAGAGACAACTCTTATGAGTTATCTAACCCGGCTAAGGCAGCAGAGGCACAAACGCTTGCACGCCAACAGGCTATTGCTTCAGGGCAAATGCCCAGCATTGGCCAAATGGCATTCCAGCAAAACCTACAAGACGCCAACCAAATGGCACTGTCTCAAGCTGCTACTGCCCAAGGTGTAAATCCTGCACTTGCGTTTAGATCAGCTCAAATGGCAGGACAGCAAAACAATGCCCAAGCAGCAATGCAAGGAGCAATGATGCAAGAGCAAGAACGTCGTGCTGCTGATCAACAGATTGCGAGCATGGTAGCTGCTCAACGTGGTGTTGCTGCTAACATGGCCGGGGCAAATCTTCAATCTGAGCAGGGCTACCGACAGGGCAACCTCGGAATGCTGGGATCACTTGGAAACATGGGTGCAACATACGCTGGCATGAAGAAGAAGGAATAATATGGCAGACCCAACTAAAGCGAACAGAGAAGCGGTTGCGGATGCAATTGTTTCAGCAGCTCCAGAATCATCAGCGCTTGCCATGGGAGCAAAAGAAAAAAAGCTCCGCGAAGAGATGGAGCAGAAACAACTTGAGGCTGATAAAAAGCAAGCGGAGCTTAATCGAATTGCCGGAGTTAGTGAGATGAACACTTCCGGTGGGGGCCAGGCTGGAATTCCTTTCGCAGAAGGTTTATCGGCCCCAATTTTGCCGCAAGCTCCTGCTGCCATTGCTGGGCCTGCTCCTGCATCAGTGGCACCACAACCGCAACAGGAACCTAACCAGTATTCCGGTGTTCCGCAAATGGGTGTTTCTCCGCTGACTTATAAAGGCATGAACACTGAGATCAATGCGCAAGACCAATATCAAAAAGCGCTTGAGAGCGATCAGCTAAACCTTAATAGCGATCTAGCAAAAATCTCCGCCAAATCAGAGGAAGAACAGCTCCTGTCTCAAGACATTGAAAGACATCGATTGCAAAAAGAAAAAGAGATCGAAGAGCGGTCCAAGATGAAGCTTGAGCCGCGCGGGATATTTGAAGGGACAAGCACCTGGAATAAAATTCTGGGAGGGATTAGCTTGGTATTGTCAGCTGCAACGCCAGAGACGACAAAGAACGCAATCAACATAATCAACAACGCTACTGACCTAGACCTTAAGATTCAAGAAAATGCAATGCTGTCTAAAGACAAGAGCATTAATAATAAAGGCGCACTTTTAGCAGAGGCAGAGAAGAGGCTTGGTAGTCTTGAGGCGGCCAAGCTTTCTAAAAAAGCAGAGGCTTTCAATCTTGCTGCGCAAACAGGAAGAAACAGAGCTGCAAAAGTGAGTTCTGAAAGTGCCAAGGCACGAGTGATGCAAGTCGCAGGGGCTGCAGAGCAAGAAGCTGCTAGGCTTAACCAGCAAGCCGTCGTCCTGTCTGTGCAGGCAAGGCAGAAGGCCATGGCAGCCAACCAGGGGAAAATGATTAACATTGATGGGTTTGAGGGCGTTGCCCCTGACGATGTGTCTGCAAGAGAATTCAGAAGCGCAGTAGCAGCACATAATTCAATGAAGTCAATGGCATCAGAAATGGTAAAAATAGTTTCAGCAAATCCAATTCAATCAAAAACACCAGGGACTCAAGCATACCAGGACCTAAATAGGCTTAGGTCATCAATGATTTTACAGCTCAAAGATGCAGCCAAGTTGGGCCAAATCTCATCTGGAGACCAAGGCTTAATGGATTCTGTTATATCTGACCCTACAAGCTTATTATTCAGAAAGAGCGGGATGGAACGCCTTAATGATATTAGTGCAAAATCATTGCGCTCAAAGGGCAACTCCCTCGGTCTTAAATTCATGGGGCAGTAAGTGGCTGAACAAAAACCAGACGCTCAGGTAGAGATTGTAAACCCACTTGGTCAGCGTGAGAAGATAGACAGAAGTCGCCTTGCTGCTGCCATTGGGTATGGTGCAAAAGAACTAACGCCTGAAGCACTCAAGGCAGAAGCTGATGAGAAGCTTTACGGAGATCAGCCAATTAAGGCCAGCGCATTGGCATTTGGTCGAGGCTTATCTCTTGGGGCGACAGATTACCTGTCTAACGCTTCTGGATTCACTACGCCAGAAGAACTGTCTGGGCTAGAAAAGTATAACCCGGCATTATCCACCACTTTTGAGATTGGTGGCAACGTTGCCCCAATTCTGTTGTCTGGAGGTACAGGCGCACTTGGTAAGGCTGCTACATACGCACCGGCGGCAATTGCAGAAAATATCGCGGCCAAAGCTGGTGCCAAAATTCTTGCCACTGGTGCCGCAGAGACTATCAAGTCTGGAATTATAAAGAAGGCAATTAAGTACGGAACCGTCGGTACCGTTGAGGGTATGTTTCAGGGCGGTGCGCGTGCATTTACCGAAGACGCCATGGGCGATGCTGAGCTAAATGCAGAATCAATCTTATCCAACATTGGTCTTGGCGCGGTAACTGGTGGGGCAATTGGCTCCGCTGGCGGTGCCCTTGCCGGAGCTGCCCAGAAAGTCGGAAATGGTGCCTTCAAAAGGTTTAGAAGTTCCGTAATTGATGAAAGCTTAAATACGGCAGCAGAAAAAGCGGAGGCACATGCCGCTGCTAATATTTTAGACAAAGCTGAGGACGCTGCTAACTCTCTTCAAAACAGCGAACTTATCAGAGTTGCAAAAGAGCGTGGCTGGGCAACAACACCAGGCCAAGAAAGCACGCTTAAGCCATTCAGGGCGCTAGAGTCGTCATTATCAGATTCACCTTCCGCCGGTGGCATGATGGCCATCAAGAGATCAGGGAGAGAGGAAGTAGAAAACACAATATCCAAGGAGATTGGATCGATTGTTGGTGATGGGGCCGAAATACCAGCCCATACTGCCGGCAAAGAGCTTCAAGACAGCGTTGTTAAGAACTTTAACGAAAGCATTGAGCCTGCAAAAAGAATATACACAGAACTAAAAGACGGTTACGCAAAAGCTCCAATTACTAGCGACCACATATTTGAGCTGACCGAGGACATTGCAAACTCTAAGTATGTTAAGTTCTCTGGCGGTGGCGAATCATTTGCCAAGCGACTTGGTGAAAACATTAAAAACGCCAAGACACTGGAAGATCTCCAACAAATCAGAAGATATCGCCAGCAGGACATTCGAACAGCGATGATGTCTCCATCTCCTGATCATACCCAAATAGAGATTCTTTCCGAGGTTGTGGATAGGCTTAAGCAAGCCGAGCAAAAGACAATTGAAGACGCGGCATTTTTGGCCGGTGGTGAGAAGCTAAAAAAAGAAGTGTCCGAAAAGTATGCGGCTGCCAACAAGCTGTACGCTACCCAAGCTAAAAGGTTTCAAGAATACGCCAAAGCATTTGGAGTCAGAGGGAAATCGCCAACCGCTATTATTGAGTCAATTAAGGGAGCAAAGGCTGAGGCTTTTGCTGATAAGTTCCTTAAGATTGACAACTACGACCACGCTTTAGCTCTTAAAAAAGAGCTGCCAGATGCATTTGAGGCTGCGCGTCGCTTTAAGCTTGGAGAGATTAAGAAGGAAATTTCCACACCAGAGGGGATTGTAGATCCAAATAAGTTCGTAAAAAAGTTCCACAAGATGGACCCCAAGGAGATGGACATTCTTTTAGGGTTTAATAAAGATGCCGCAGCTAAGGTTAAAGACTTGGCGACGTACATTCGAGCATTGCCCACAAAGACTAACAATAGCTCAAGATCGGCCATTGAGTTGATGTTTCAAAAGGTTCTCAGCCCTGCGTTTCAAGCGGTGGAAATGGGAAGATATGCTCTTTACAGTGGAGGAAACTCCGCACTCAAGAAGCATTTCACCAACACCATCCCAACCCTTGGGGTTATCGAGCACGCAGCAAATAAGCAAAAGGGCTCAATCTCTAGCGCAGTCAAAGGATTCTTCTCTCAGTCTCGCAAGACAATTTCTCGGGAAGCCGTTCGACCTATTCCAGAAAAGAAGATTGAGCGCGCCATTGATGTTTACGACAAGATTCAAGAAGACCCCGACAAAGTTCTCCAAATGTTTATTGATAACAACAGGGACTTGTTTTCAGCGGCTCCCAACACGGCAAACGCTCTTCAGTCGCGATTGGTCGCCTCTGTCCAATTCCTCCAATCTAAAATTCCTCGACGTGGTGAGGGCTATTTAGAGAACGACTACAAGCCATCCAAGTCAGAGGTCATGGCATTTTCTGATTATCTGGAAGGCGTGGACAATCCAAACGCTATTCTTGATGGTCTTAAGACGGGCTATGTCTCGCCCCGTGGGCTGGAAGCGATGAAAGTGGTCTATCCGCGCACTATTGCCGCTGTTCAAGCCGAAATGCTGGCAAGAATGCCAAAAGTTCTCACAAATAAGCAGCGCATGGTTGTTCAACAAGTTCTTGGTGCCAAAGCACTTCCAGCAATGACTCCCGCAGGAATGGCTCTTTTACAGTCTCAGACTACACAAGAAGCTCCTGAGCGGGGTGGTCAGAATGCTCCAAAGAAGATTAATGCCGGACAGGTTTCTAAGATGAAAGTATCCGAGAGGAACCAAACTGGACTTGACCGAACGCTTTACCGCTCTTAGGCTTTAAGAAAACAGATTCCCATTAAGTCATTGTGGAAACAATTACTAGCTATGCGGCCACAACCGCTTAACCCACGAGGGGCATAATGGGACGTCGTTATCAAGCGCCGCGCTTTCAGGTCTTAACAGCGGCTAATTCATCACTTTCACCCAATGGTCAATTCACCGAAGTCGGGGCTTCCGATAAAGTTGTCTTTGAGACAACCATAGCTTCGACTGTGATCGGAAAATTTCTAGTTGAGTATTCAAATGAGCGCGGAGATGTTCCGTCAGCATGGAGAGAGCTTGTGTTCTCCACAGACCTCACGGCCAACGGTGCGTCTGATACCGAATACACAATTGTCATCGAAAATAAATTCAAATTCCTGCGCCTGTCTTTTTTAGACAATGGCGGTTCAGGGCTAATTAATGCCTGGGTTTCTGCCCAAGGGGTGGGAGCATGATTCAGTATTTTTGGCCACCACAGGCAACGGGCGGAGGCGGATCCGCAAGCTCTGTACAGATTCAAGGATACGGGGGCGATAGTGAGCAAAACTCGCTAGCGAATGTTACCGTCCAGCCATCTGCTGGGTCACGTCGCGCAATTGATGCTCACGTTCGCGGCGGCGCAGTTATCAATACGTCAACAGCTCAATCTGGGTCAACCACTCGGGTTATTAATTGCCTGAATACTCAAATCATCCCTGGCGACATTATTAGATGGTTAGATTTCACAGCTAACCGTTTGATCGAAGAGCACGTCGAGTCAGTTATTTCAGGAACTAGTTTTACTCTGGCCCAAGGTCTCCCTGTTGCCCCGGTTGGGGGTGAAAACTTTGCAATTCTTCGGCCCATAACTGAGCAGCTAGATACCACAGGCAAGCAAGTTGTAACGCTTGATCCTCCCACAGGGGGATTTTCTACAGCAGACCGCCAGGGTGACACCACCGAAACCGCTCCAGCTACAGACACGGCGGCGAGCGGACAAAACGGACGCCTCCAGCGTATTGCTCAACGCCTTACTTCACTCATCGCATTGTTTCCGGCTTCACTTGGCCAGAAAACCATGTCGAACAGCCTTGCAGTCGCCTTGGCATCTGACCAGTCATCAATACCAGTATCTGGTCCCCTTACGGACACTCAGCTTCGGGCTAGCGCTGTCCCAATTAGCGCGGCGGCATTACCCCTTCCTGCAGGCGCAGCAACATCAGCGGCGCAGACAACAACAAACTCTTCCCTATCTAGTATTGATTCAAAAATACCTGCCTTGGTTTCAGGCAAGCAGCCTGTTGTTGTATCAAATACTGACTCATCAATTATTGTAACCGGATCATCTGCCGTTGGGGCGGCTCCAACTTTCAATCCCGTTTCAGTCTCTGGCGTAGATGGGGGAGGCCTTAAGCGCCATCTTCTGACCGACTCATCGGGTAGAATGGAAATAAACACTGTCCAATCTCTTCCTCTCCCATCGGGTGCGGCGACATCCGCAAACCAATCTTCAGAACTAACTCTTATCGGTGCAGTCACAGAGACAGCCCCCGCTTCTGATACGGCATCTAGCGGATTGAACGGAAGACTTCAGCGCATTGCTCAAAGAATTACTTCTTTGATTGCACTGCTGCCATCGGCTCTTGGCCAAAGCACTATGGCAAACAGTCTTGCTGTAGTTCTTGCGTCCAATCAATCCGCTATTCCGGTTACTGCCTCGGTTACTGACGCTACCGCCTCCGGTAACATCACTACCCAAAACTTAAACCCAACAACGGGCGCCGCTACTGCAGGGTCTACTGTTGCATTAGCTCTAAGCGGAAACGGAACAGTAACGGTTCAGGTTACTGGAACATACACCGGGGCCCTGACTGCCCAGGGAACTGTAGATGGGTCCACCTGGGTGGCGCTTTCTTCCATCATGAACGTAAATACGGGATTGAACCTAGCAACGATTACATCCGCACTTCAGGGCATTTTTCAGCTTGAAGTTAGCGGATTGGCACAAGTTCGGATCACGGCACTTGCGGCAGTAACTGGAACTGCTGTTGTTTCTCTTCGAGGAACAAACACAACTGGTCTTATGGGGCTAGACGCTCCACTGCCCGCCGGATCGGCAATCATTGGGGCATTGACCGCTAACCAATCCGTCAACGTCTCCCAAATGAACGCAGTGGCCGTTCTCATGGGAACAGGCGCGACTGGTACAGGTTCTCAAAGAACGACTCCCGCATCGGTTGCAGGGACAATCACTCAGGCCCAAATTACGGTTGGGGTTGCTGCGGTTCGCGCTACTGTTGCTGGGACAGCCCCCAACGCAGCTCGAGTTAAGCTCATGATTAACCCATCTCCTGCAAACACAGGAAGAATTTGGATTGGGGCCTCCACTGTCACAACAACAACCGGAATGGAAATCATTGGTCCAGACCGACTTGTTTTTGATTTTGATGCTGGCGATTATTACCTTATTTCAGACACAGCGGCACAATCTGTCGGCGTAGTGGAGAAAGTATGAAGAATATTCTTCTGCTACTTGTTTTGGCTATTTCTTCACACGCGTATGGTGTGGCCCCTTACGGGATCAAAGGACAGGCACAAACTGCCACTCTTTACTCTAACGTACATCAGGCACCATTAAACCAAGTTACAAACCTTGGCGGTATCAACGCATTGATTGAAACTGGTAGCTTTAATACACTAGCAAATCCTGGTTTTGAGCACTCCACATTCAGCACTGGATGGACCGCTGTAAACACAACTCCAGCGGCCGATGCTACGAACAAACATAGTGGTATTCGCGGGACCGCCCTACCGTATACCGCAGCAATCCCCACTTTCACGCAATCTGTGACAACGAACGTATCTCAGCTAACTGGCTCTCCAGGTGTGGCGTACGCTTGGGTTAAAACTACGGATCCTCTTGCACAGGTTTGTGCCTACGTTGACAACGCTGCTACATCTACGAACTGCATCGTGGTTGGGTCTAACGCCGGAACAACGTGGAACCAATATGTTATCCCATTTATCTTTGGGTCAACTAACTACGGAGTTCAAGTCACTACGACAGGATCCAGCACGGGGACAATTTATGTGGACGATGCGGGAGCTGGCCCTGTCCCATTTAGTTTTCTTGCAAGTGTTTCACAGGCCCAGCTTGCTGGTTATGCTTATTTTGCTGCCACCGCCTCTGCTACTTGCACACGTACCTCTACAACGTCTGGCGCATTCACTTGTAACGCAGCTCTCCCTGCCCCCACTATTCCCTATTCTTCAGTTGGCTCTTGGCAGACCACCGATGCCGATGCTCTTCGCGTAACAGTCAACTCGCTTCCCCCTGGTACGTACAAGGCCACATTCTGGATTAAGGCGGCTACAACCGGAAACATCCAAACCGCTCTTTCTATCTTTGACGGCACTACCAACTGTGAAGAATCTGGCGGTCCAAACAGCGGTTCAGAATTTGGGACTACAGTTTCATGCGTTTTTAACTATACCTCTACTGCCAACAGGTCGTTTGAGTTATATGGTCGATCTGCAAGTACCAGCCTAGATATTGATAACGTTACTGGCACAGGGTTCGCCTACAACAGTAAATTTATTCTTGAGTACTACCCGCAAAAGAGCAATATCATCCAAGGTCGTTGTGACGATCAAAGAAACTGCACTGACATGTTTAGTGCGTTTGTTACAGACGGAGCTTCCACAACTACTGTCTCCAACGAAAACTTAGATTGGGTCAACGGTAACTGCACAAACGCCAGCGCTGGAACGTACGTTTGCACATACAACACCGGCATTTTTACAGTAGCTCCAAACTGCACTGTGGCAGCAAGTGGTTCGGCCAGGGCCCCCAGGGTAGACGCCACAAGCACTGCCGTGACTGTAATTTTAGATGCCGTTGCGGCAGATTCAAACTTCCAAATTATGTGCCAAAAAGCAGGCGTTGATTTTGTTAACTCAAAAATTAACTACATCATTGGGTCTTTTTCTAACTTGCTCAGAGTTGTTGGCGTAACTAAGCCGCAAGCTTTCGACTACACCTTTGGCGGAACTGGATCAGAATCAGCCCCTACCACTTGCGCAGCTACTCCATGCATTGAGTACGGCGATCCATTGGGAACAATCTCAGCCCCAACTCGCGCTTCTGCTGGGGTTTACCAAGTAGTAATCCCCGCTGCTACTTTTGCCAACTCTTCGCGCTTTAAGTGTGATTGCACCGCATTCGCAGGAAGCGGAACTGCACTCAACTGCATTGTCTACAACAACGGAAACCAAACTCTCCTTGCTTCGGCATCTGGCGGGGTTACTGTTGGAATAAACTCAGCAACTGCTTTAGGAGTGAGTACTGATGGGTACATTGCTCTTGCTTGCAGGGGGATTGCGCCATGATGAAAACTTTATTTGACCTTGTGCCATGGCCATTACGGTGGCTTCTGACAATTGTGGCATTCTTGGTTTTGGCCGGATTTACCTTGGACGACCGCATGGACGGAAAAGTGTACGCCATGGAGAATAGGGTCATGCAAGTGCGAAAGGACGATATGGAATACTTGCGTGAAGAGCTGAGCGCGATTAAAGCTGATACAACAATCATTAAGACTGCTTTTATCCAAGGGAAAAAATAATGCCACGCTACATGGAAGAGCCACAGATTGTTAACGGAAACGGGTCAGGCACTAACGTTCTGCTAGGGGATTCAATTAATTTTCGCCTGTCTTATGGATACTCTATCCAGTTCAACATCACTGGAACTTCTCCCGTAGGAACGGGGACAGTTCAAGGCTCAAACGATGGTGTCAACTGGACCAATATCAGCACAATTGCCATCAGTGGAGTGAATTCATATTTTGACAATAAAGATGCCGTTTATTACGCAGAAATTCGTGCAAAGTACGCTGGTACATCTGGCACCGGAGTTAGTGTCAATGCGTATCTTGTTACTAAGGGCGGGTAATGACCAGCAATGATAAACTTCAAGCTGCAGTTGATTACGCTAAATCCTTCATTGGGTGGAAGTACGTCTGGGGTGGGGAGGGAGCTTATTCTGGCGGCTTCGATTGCTCTGGCCTTGTGCTTGAGTGCCTTCGTTCTGTCGGAATGTGGGGTAGTGCTGATTCATCCGCTGGCGGCGTTTTTACTCATTATGCTAGTAATGGCTCCATCGTGGACAATCCCAGCAAGGGCTGTTTGCTTTTTTTCGGCGAAAGCCGCACTAAGATCACTCACGTGGCGCTTGCTCTCAATGATTGGCAAATGATTGAGGCCGGTGGTGGCGATCAAAGCAATACCAAGGGAATGGTAAGGATCCGACCAATCGGCTGGCGCAAAGACCTTGTGGCAACTCTTCATTTATAATTAAATGGTCTGGAAGAATAAAACAAACAGGAGAACAATATGGATATCAAAGAATCACTTGAACTTTTGGAAGGCGTAAAACTTGTAGGCGTTGCAGTTGCTAAGATTGCCAAAGACGGCAAACTTGACCTCTCAGACGCTGCCGCTGTTGTCGAGCTCGTAAAAGAGGCTGACAAGCTGATTGAAGCTGTTAAGGGCGCAGAAGAATCTCTCAAAGAGCTGAAGGATATCGATCAGGTTGAGTTGCTCGCACTCGGTACTGCTGCTTACGGTGTTGTTAAAGCAATCCTCGACGCTAAGAAAGCATGAGTTCACTGGTAGCACTCTTTAAGTCTATCCCCGTTGTTGTCGGACTAATAAATCAGTTTGTCGAAATGTGGTTAACTTATCAGGGTGCTGCCATTGATGAAAAATACGACGACAGAATCTCTCAGCGCGCAGCCCTTACCACAGCTTTAAAGGTCGCAAAAAATGATGAAGAACGTAAGTCGATCGCTCGCCTCTTGCACCGTCTTAATTCTTCTATTTAGCTGCGTCTCCCCTAGCGGATTCAAGCGCCCATCAATCGAAGACTGCACGGCGATGTCTAGCGGTGAATTGTTTTGCATCAAAGACGCTACCGAAGTCTTGCGCCCACTTGAGCCAAGTGATAAATGCACCACGCCCGACGGTGAAGCTGCCTATCAAGACTACATTGATAAAATAGAGGCGAGACTTGCTAAATGTCTGCGCTCACACAAGCTCTGTAAATAATGGCCAAGGTCAAGTACGACCGGACTGCATCACTCTCAAGACTACAAGCGCAGCTAATACAGGCAAAAGAAAATAACGATCAAAAAACGGTTAAGCTTATTCAAGCTGTCATAGACCGATTAAATAAGAAATAGACACTGAGCCGTTTAGTTGTGACCATAAAACAACAAGGCGGTTTAGATGGATCTTCACCAACTGGCTCAACTAGCTACGCAGCTTAACAACGATCTAGGACGACCTCCCGGTAAAATGGAAATGATTAATGCCGGTGCGACTTGGTACAGCATTAATAAACATGGCGGCATGAGTGGTGTGCTAAGTGCCGCTGGCATCGAAATGGAAAAGCAGGGAAGAAAAAAACAGCCTGCGCCGTCTATCTTTCAAAGAGATATTCAAAATCATCTTGAGACTTATTCACCGAGAGAGTTGCCTCCCCAGGTGCCGCTACCCAAAATTCTTTGCATACCGGATACGCACTTCCCTTTCGTCAATACACAAGCCCTAGAAAGATTGATTTCATTTTCTGAAAAGATGCAGCCTGACTACATTATTCAGGTCGGCGATCTATTCGACTGTTATGCCGCATCTAAGTTTCCACGCTCTCTTAACGTCTATACCCCTAAAGAAGAAGAGAGACTGGCGCGTGATGGTGCCGACGATATGTGGGCCAAGCTCATAGCGGGGTCTCCAAAGGCAACCTGTTACCAGCTACTCGGGAACCATGATGTGCGGATGGTCAAGAGAACGCTAGAGGCTCTTCCGCAAGCCGAGCACTGGATTGAGAAATACATGCTAGAGCTATTCTCGTTTGACGGCGTTAAGACAATTATGGACACCCGCGAGGAGCTAGAAATAGCCGGGATTCTTTTCACTCATGGATTCTTAGGTAAGGGTGCTCACAAGGACTACTACATAAAGAACGTGGTCCATGGCCATGATCACAAGCTCTATGTTGATACGCGCAGGATTCATGGTCAGAATGTTTTTGAAATGAGCTGCGGGTTTCTTGGAGATGTAGAATCTAAGGCCCTCTCCTATACGTCTAGCAAGTCAGCAAACTATCAAATTGGTTTTGGGTATATCGACGAGTATGGCCCCCGAGTTATCTATCTTTGACTTTTGAAATGGGCGGGGATTAGAATCCATTCCTTCCCCACCCACCACACGGAACCACACCTAAATGGTCCGGGAGATGAGCACATGAGTCAATGGGTAGTTTTAGAATTGAAACCACTCACGATGAATCATGCTTACAACACTAACCGCCAAGGAAGACGTTTTTTAGTTAGAGAGGGTAAGCGCTACAAAGAGGCTATCTCAGAAGCATCACGGGTCGAATTTGCCGGGCAAATCCCCCACAACGTACCCCTGACTTTTGAATACCAGATCCATGGCCCATTCCTTACGCTGGCGGGGAAATGGCGGAAAAGATATATCGACCTAGATGGATGCGCCAAGCTTCTGATAGACGCTGCACTTGAGCCTCAAGGTGCAGACGATTCTCTGGTCAGCAAAATCATTGCCGAGAAAATCATTGCGGTGAATTGGTCAGTTTGTTTCAGGGTTAGCGTTAGCTGAGTAACAGTGCATGCTGCCCCTCCATCTTCCAAACGCATCCCGATGCCATCCGTGATCTAGCAGCCACTTTTCCGCTACGGGATACGACTTGCTGAACTTGTTAAGCCCAATCTGATGAACAGTAGTATGGTGTTTTTGGCATAGAGACATTAGGTTGTCGGGGTGGTTGCTCCCCCTCGCTCCGCGAGTTACTAGGTGATGGTAGCACACCATCCCCTCTTGGTTCTGACCGCACACTAGGCACGGCTCGCTGCTTCTGTAGTCCTTCAAATCCCAACTCAACACAGTTACGAAGTCGAATCTCCTCATCAGTAAGGATTGCTTGAATCATATCCTCTATGGGTATCTTGAGCACAAGGGATATTTTTGCAACGTGCTTACCGGGGATCTTGGCCTTACCCCGTTCCATGTTAGACAGTAGCTGGGGACCCGCTGCGCGACTGAATCCAAGTGCTCTCGCCACGTGCATCTGGCTCAGATTTAGCTCTTTTCTTTTCTCTAGCAACAAACGACCGCTCAGATACATTTTCCCAATCCTTTTCTGCTAACTCAAAAATGTCCCCATGCTTGGAACAGTGAAGAAGTATGTTTGCACACGCCCACGCATCGCTCTTGGCGTCGTGGTGTTTTAGCTCAATCCCTAATAATTTGCTAATCGAATCCAGCGAGTGACTTGCCCGACCTTCCTTGCTTCCGCTAACCCCAAGTGACACACAAAGGGAGTGAGTGGAGATGATTTTGTCAGTCGGGAATATCGAGTAGAAGCTGTAAAGGATTCCGGCATCAAGGCATTCCTGTTTCATCATAGCGTAGTCAAAAGTTACGAGTGCTCCACCGGCCTTACCGGAACGACGATTGGCGTGACAGCAAAAAATGGTTGGCTCGCCTACAAAATCCAAAAGTGAAACAATTTCTTTTTTCTTCTCTGGGAACGTGAGCGCCACCTCTTTGGTGATGCCGTGAATGGCGACTGCATCCTCGTGCTCTTCACGCCATGCGAATGGTCTGAATGAGAATGATTTCTCTCGGATCGGGTCCAGACCCTCACTGAGAATAATAACGTGCGCAGTAAGCATTTCCGCGCACGCGATCTTGTAATGAGTTGTTTCGCAGTCTACTACGGCAATATTCATTAATTGCCGTAGCCGTTGCCGTTGCCGTCGCCGTTGCCGTAGCCGTAGCCGTCGCCGTAGCCGTAGCCGTTGCCGTAGCCGTCGCCGTTGCCGTTGCCGTCGCCGTTGCCGTAGCCGTAGCCGTTGCCGTAGCCGTAGCCGTTGCCGTTGCCGTAGCCGTAGCCGTTGCCGTTGCCG